ACAATCTGTTCCCTGTCAGTCCTGCGGTGTAATCCGGGAGTATCTTTCACGTAATACTTTAGTTTATTCTCTGTCCGCTTAAGCTTTACAGAAGCTTCCTCGAACCCCTCCTGATCTCCTGCCGCGTCCAGCATCATACATTCCCGTTTCTGCTTTCGTACTTCCCTCTCAAGAGCTCTCTGTACCTGCGTCTGCTTATACAGTTTATCATTTGCATCCATATCTTCTGTAGGAAAATGTCTCTGCACATTTACTCCCGGAACAAATGGCCATTTATGGTGTCTGCAATTTATTCCAAGAATCCCATCCGGTTCACCATAACTGGATGAATTCCAGGGATAATATCGAATCTTCTTTCCGTACAGATCTTCTGTGTAGCCACTCCCATTATTCAGATCATATATCTTTCCCTGGTCTTTCGCACATTTTGGACGTGCACCGGAATGACTATCAATCTGTATCAGATGACACCCCGCATCTCGTATCCTGGCATCTTGAACTTCCTCGGCTGTACTTTTAGCTGTATTTCTCATAGCCATATTCACATACGCTTCCGGTGTCCACTCCCGCCCTCGTTTATCCACAAATGCCGGTATTCCTTTGTCATTCAGTTGTCTAATGCACCGTCTAACCGCCTGCTGTCTTGCCTCAACACCACTCACTACTCCTGCAGCGCCACTGTTCAGAATGTTCCATGCCTCCTGCGCTATATTGCTGACGAGACCCTTGTATTTCTCGGATGCCTTGTACAACATGACTGTGTTGCACATATTCAGCATATCTTTCGCCTGTTTTCGGAAGCTATGCACTACACGCTTCACGTTCTTGCTCTTATCAGCCTGTACAGCTTCCTCAGCGAGCCCCCGCCTTGCCATGTATCGGAGTCCTGGTTCCATATTGTCGATAGCATCCTGTGCCGCTTCATTCAGCATTCTTTCAGCTGCAGTCTGACTTAATCCAGACATCTTGGCAATCAGCCGGATATTTTCCTGATTAAGCTTTCCAATCTCAGCCAGCTTCTGCATCAGCCACCTGTCAGTATCAATGGGTTGCTCCCACCCCTGCAGATGTCTGGCAATGTTCTGTAATATTTGAGCCTCTAAATCAATATAGATGCCGTCCACAGGTTCTGCAAGCTGTTGGTTCTCCAGTATATTCACAAACTACCACCTACTCCTTATCGCCTGGAACAGGCGTTTTGCCACTCTTAGAATCATCGGGGTCCTGATTCTCGTCTTTCTCTTCTTCTTCGGACATATCATTCTCCTCGTCCAGTTCATCATCATCTCCCCCTGTCCAGTCAATATCCTGTCCGGTTATCTGGCTGTCTTCCCTGATCCGCTCTAATTCTTCCAAAGCTTCCGCCTCAGAACACTTATTGATCTCCATGATTGCTGTAAGCTTAGACCTAAGTCCCGCATTCACAAGCTTTATATTCTTATCAATTAGTGTGTGGCTATCCTCAATGATCGAATCATCAAAATCCACTGTTGCTTCAACAGCTTCTTTGACATCAAGAAATGACACTGCACGTACCATGTTGATGATCACATCTTCAATCACAATGCAATGTTTTTGCCGATTCTGATACAGATCTGACTTATCTGAAATTACTTCAGTTGCAGTTTTAACTCCTCCAGAATCATACCGGTATCTCCCAGCTCCCATTCCAACTTTGAGGCTTAGAAGATCTAACGACTTCTGGATGCCAAGTTCATGCTCCTGTGCCCGGATAGTCATATCAACCTCAGTCAGCTGATTGTTTCCGTTTCTATCTTCCGGAAGCAGATAATACACAGTATCATTAGGATCAAAGGTTGGATTTACCGCACCATCTTTTTCCATCTGCACTCTTGCCTGACTAATTGGAACCATGATTCGTTTACGTCCTAGAACGAATTCATTCATGTAACTGTCATAGGTAAGATCGCAGCCTTTTACCTCATCAATTCCATTAGCGTATACAGATATTCCAAGAGGACTGTCCAAATCTATATTGTTGCAAATATTTGGTGCTACAATCTGAAACAAGGGTTCTGTACTTCCTGTTGATACCAACTCTTCGATATCCACCGGAGCATCAGTCTCTTTTCCGCTCTTCGCATCAATATAAACGTTCTCGATGTAATACTGCTCATCATTTTCTCCGTCCTCGGTTTTCCCGAATCGATGCAGTTGCAGATAAATAACTTCTTTTCCGTCTAACATCCTTGATGTTCCAAATGCACATTCTGTAACATCTCCATTATCCCAAGATAGCGGATAAATCATATCCGCTCGGATATAATCTATGATCACTCTGTCATTTGCATCTTTATATTCCACAAAAGCTCCCGTTCCAAGTGCAAATGCTTTTTCAATCAGCTGATTACCCTGTTTAGAAAAGTTATTGTATCTAAGTATTTTTGACAACTGTTCACTATACTTTCCAGCTTTAATGGACACCTTTTCGTTTAATAACAGATTTGCCCAGTCCTCACAGACCGTCTTCGCCATTCCGAGTTTATAACGCTCCTGGTTTGTCATAACTGCCCCGTTATACAACTTATAGTGGTGGAACTTCTCAACATCGTTCTGATACCACTCTAGCCATTCATCAATGTGGTCATATGTTTCATCCGGCACCGCGTGATATCCTTTCTGTACCAGATACTCTTTTACTTTCTTGTATGTGCTATCACTCACGTTTCCACCTCCTATGCTGCTATATACATAATTTCATCTTGTATGCTCTCTGTGCTGTATTCTGTGCTGTCCAGACTATCAACATTCATCTCGCCATCATCCAGTCGCACATCCATATTCTTTTTCTTCTCGTCATATACTGCCTCTTCAAATGCTGCAATGATATGTGTGCAATGCTTCATAATCTTCCATCTGTGCTGTGCTATCAGGCTATTGTAGAATGCTATCCGATCATTAATCGGACCTTTGATGGCATTCTTAATATCAATTACCACATGCTCTTGAATACATGCCGTTTCCAATCCTGATATCAATGTCTGCTCTGCGCTATCACAATATACTTCATATGTCTTGTACTGGCTCTGCGCCCTCCGAACAAAATCAATGAAATCATCCTGCAACTGTTTCGGATTAATGCGCTTCTTGCAGTAATATTCATCCAGAACAACCACCTGTTTAAATCCTTTGGTGAAGCCTGTCAGGGTAAAAGAATGAGCCGACTTCGTACCACCAAAATCGACTCCTATTACTGCATATACTATTTGATTTTCGTCCAGCCACTTCTGATCAACAAGATAATCTTGTACACAATCTGCAAACTGTTGATAAATAAGTCCATCTGCCGCAACCCATTTTCCAAGAATGAAACGCTTATAGAATACACTGCCATGTGGCCATGCATTCTTATATTCTTCTTTACGTTTCGGAGAAATCGAGAAGTTATCATCCATCGTAAAATGCAAATGATATACTTTTTTCTGCTTCATAGCTTCTTCTGTCAGATACTCCTCACGTATAAAATGATGCGGTCCTGCCGGGTTGCAGTTCATCCAGAACTTCCAGCCATCCACTGAACATCTGGCAATTGCCTGATCCACAAAACTCTTTGGAAACAATGCTGCTTCATCGAGATAAGCACCAGCAGCAGTTAATCCCTGCAGTGCATCTTGTGCCGCTTCTGTGTTTGCTCCGTACAGATAATATGTGTTTGTTCCAATCTCCAACCTCGCATCTGTGCCAGATCGGATGTATTCATAAGGCCATCCCCACGCTTCCAACATTTGCAGCATCGGTCTGACCACATTTTTCTCCCATTGTCTTTCCGGCCAGGATAAATGACTCACCAGAGAACATTTCTTGTGACCAGGTTAGAAAACCAATAATACAGGCGATCGTCTTTCCTGATCGGATGGATCCATCTGCGATCACATAATTGTTCTCCGAAGTTCTGATCATTGGTCTCCACCAGTGAATCAATCTCTGCTGTTGCGGAGAAAATGGCTTGAAATTAAACTTCGCCGGTCTCTTCTTCCGCCTCGGCATTTTCTTCATCCTCCTCAAATAGTCCCTGCAGGTCCTCTGCTGTTGGCCTCATTGCCTTCAGGAAACTCTGAATATTGTCGTCTTGACTATCTGTATCTCCAACTTTCTGATCTCTGGCTCTCTTGGCTCTGTCTGTCCGGATTTTCTGTTCTTCCAAATCTTCTGCCGATTTATCTGTCTGACCAACTGTTTTCATGATTGCTTGATAAGCTTTTACATCTCCAAGCATTGCCTGTTGGATCATGGCCATTGTAATTACTTCTTCATAAGTACTCTCGCCACCATCTGCCCGCAATATATCTGATAAGCCGTCAACTTCTACTTGCATCGTTAACAGCCTGTTCATTGTGTCTCTGAGAGCTGCTTTCCTGCGTCTTGTCGCACCGGATTTAATTCCGCCGTTTCTTCCACGCTCTCTTGCTTCCCTCTTGCTTCGTACTGGTTTTAAGTTGTGTTCATTCGCCACTTCACCACCTTCAATTCTGGTTTATTTTAATGGATCATACAGGTATCGAACCTGTGACATTTCGCTTATGAGGCGAATGTTCTACCACTGAACTAATGATCCGAATTTTGCGTATTAGAAAAGCACCCCGAAGGGTGCATTTCACTTTAATCTACTGTTTCTTTTACTATTTCAAATCTGAATACTGATTGAGGTAATTGGTTATCATCCTGATATTTTTTATATCTTTCTTTCGAATTCTTCTCCTTTAATAAACTCTCTTCTGTCGAATATACTTGTAATTCATATATCCCACTACAAGGTACATAAATATTTCTTTCTTCAGAAAACATCATACTATTTGCCATGTATTTCATTTCTTTATTTTTAAAGTGATTTCTTCCCGACATTCCATACAATGGTATCTTTTTTCCATTCTGCCCCGTATCATCTTTATCCTCAATACATTTCAAATAATAATCCAAAGCAAAATCCGACTGGTTATCAGGTCTACCCACATAATTGATTCCAGTAAACACACATAAATCCATACGATCATTTTCGATCTCGACTTTATTGTAAATTCCAATAATACTATTTGTTTCTCGATTATATTCTTTGCACACTGCAGCAAAAACATTCAAATTTTTTTCCATATTTAAACATCCCACTTTTCTTCAGCCCCATTATTTTCCACTGAAAATTTTCCACTATTTCTATAGGTAAATTTTGCAATTTCATTTCTTGTTTTTTCTGATGATTCTTCTATTTTTCGTTCCACATCACTCTGCATATCATGCATATGTTCTATCATATCATCCCGAAACCCTTGTATTATTTCTACAGTCTTCTCTTGCGTTTTATTCGCTTGATCAACATTATAAAAACTTAAAAATAAAGAAATCACACCAATTACTAATGCAACAAGTCCTAAAACAATTCCTACCCATGTATTAATTTCATCAAGTCCAATAATTTCTTTAAAAAAGATACTGCCCAAAAATAGTCCGATAATGCTAGTTGCCAAAACATAAAAAACGAATTTCCCCCATAAATCTCTGAAAAACTGAATCATTTCATCTATATTTTTTTCTTTTTTTTCATTTCTCATTAACCCAAAAATAAAAATAGCTTCAAGTACAACCACCAATATTAAAGCCGATACTAATATCTTCACTTTATTAATTCCTTTCTCATTTGAATATTTTTATATTACCATAATCTCTTATGTTGCGCAACGAAAAAGACACCCGGCATCACCAGGTGTCTTCTCTCGGTTTTATTAGGTTGTGGTGGAACTAATCGAATGATTTAATATCTGTTCATCAATTCCAGTTTACAGTATAGCACTTTGATTTCAAACAATCCGAACAAATCGAACAAATTTTATCTATTTTTTCATGAATCTATTGAATTCCATTCGAACCCCTTCTCCCGAACATTTATCCCCTATCTTTCTCGCAACTTCTTCCCAAGGTAATCGCTCAAAGAACTTATACTTGATAATCCGCTGCATACGAAATGGAATACTCTTCATCCATTCTTCTACTTTGATTTTTAATTCTTCCGCTACTTCTTTCTGATCCTCAATTATTTGTTCTTCTTTTTGAATCTTTCCTGCATCTTCTAACTTCTCAGCAGTACCACAAACATTAAATGATTTCGCTTCATATGGCCATTCCGGATTGCTTCCTCTTACTTTATCTTGTACCGTTTGACGACGCTTCTTTAATTTTTCGAGTTCCTTTTCCGCTTCCTCGATGAATTTACATGCATCTATGTAATCATTTAGAATGTTCTTGTCCACCGGCATCTACTCCCTTCGTTATGTCTACTCCCATTTTCTTCAGATAATCATCCACCGTATAACTCTGATACGGCTTTCTGTGGAATCTCTCACTTGCTCTCCTGTCAATATCTGATTCCAGCTCATCGTAATGTTGTTGACCTTCCAGTCTCTGTTTCTTCGTACTCCCTCTGTTCAATCATTCCTCAGCTCCTTCGTCGTTTTGTTCATTACGCAGCCAATCAAGTAATTCTCCTATACATTTGTCACAAAGATCATAGCTTTCATCTCTTAGGCCAATACCTGTGATTGTAGTAATTCCAGAAAGCACGCTACCTTCAACACTACCTCTTGTTTGATATCTCTCATTCTTTTCATACGTCTTCCCACATCTATCACACTGTATTACTCTACTCAACTTTTCCCTCTGCTCCTTTCTCTCCAAATCCTTGGCATATATCATTTCCAATTGTTCATCTGCACTTGCTCCTACAATGCATAAGCTCCAGGCAACAAAGAGCGTGCAGGCGATAATAATGAATATTATTATCTTCATTGTTCCTCCCTGTATGGCTCCGGCAATGGTGTCCACTGAACAACATTGGCTAAAACAGGAAAACCTGTATTGGCATTTATCCAGCACTCCATGTGATCAACGATTTTAAAATAGGCAAATATGCACATTCTTTCCTCAATACTGCATTCAATATCAGCTACTACAATCTGTCTATCTTTTGGTAATCTCTCACTGCATGGAATCCACTTGCCGAAATCGGCACTCTCCTCCCGATCTTCATACATCGCCAGTCTATCCACCAGTTCCTGTTTCTTATTCGGGGACCAGTATCCTGTTTTCATACCACTTTTTCTTTCATGTGTTAATCTTTCCATAGTCTATTTCTCCGCATCTTTCCTCTTCATTTGTGCACCATTATCATAATCGTCCCATGCCATTCTCTGAGAAATCATAAATCCCATCACAAAATCATCACTGATATTTTTAATAAAATCTTCATCGCTTTTATGTTTTCTCATATACTTCTGAACATTACGCTTTGCTTCTTTTATCTGATCCGTTGTGCAAATCACTTGCAATCTACCCATCATTTAACGCTATTCCTCCACATCCTTCATTTTCATCTTTTCGCCTATTTTTAAGCATAAAAATACCAACCATCGAATATTGATGGTTGGTAATAATTTCTTTCTATTTCTCTTTAATTTTCATTTCAATGATTTTCTTTATTGCCTCTTCCGGTGTCAAATCATTTGATACGCATTGCAGATACACTTCTTTTCTGTCGATAACTATGTCATCATCGAAATTTTCATCATCTACTTGTATTCGTATAGATTCTCCTTCTATTTTTCCAGATGCAGCAAAATCGTAATTCATATTTTGAAGATTTAATAATTCTTTATCTATTTCTTCAATTAATGTGAATTTTTCATTTAATTGGTCATTAATGAAATTGTACCATTCCCTCTTTTGCATAGTATTTCCTCCCGCCTATTTGATATGGAAATTATACCACTCCAACCATCAATATTCAATTGTCAAGGTTCGACACCATTCTACATTTCTATTCTTTTCTCTTTCTCCTCCCAGTATTCAACTATGTATTCCTTCTTACCCTTCGCATTACCTGGAATCGTCCTGTATCCGATCTTAACCGCATACCCCGCCTTTACCAGCAGCCTTGCGATCATCAGCCGGTCTTCTTCATTCAGTCCAACCGTCCCACCACGAACATTATGTATTATCGCCATCGTTTTCTCCTTCCTCTGGAATCAGTTCTGGAAAATCAAATATCGTCATTTGTCCCCCGACATTTTCAGCTCTCCTTTTTTCTTCTTCCATTCGTTTCTTTTTGTATTCGTTATATTTCATTCGGTACTTATAACTCTTTCCGAAAATATTCCATGCTGCCTTTACTACATTCGGCTCATACTTTCGAATCTTTTCCAGATCTTCTACTGCCTTATATGATATTGGGCATCCGCAACATCCCGTTCTGGTCAATCCATAAACTTCATACGCATCCGAATATTTTATTTTGTAATACTCCTTATACCATGCCTTATCCTTGTCAGATACATAATAGAGCGGTCTTAGCCGATAATGTCCATCTGCCGTTTCTGTGAAACAAAGAGCCGTATTATCTTTTCTCGGAACCGATCTCATTCCGCCTTCATCTCTTCGTTCTCCAGTTATAACCATGTCATAATCTTTCTGAACTTTATGCGCAATTTGCTTTTTGCAGTAGTAACAGCAGCTCGCACTTATCATAAATTCTGGCGGATATTCCTTGATGAAATCCCGCATGTATTTTGAAGAATTGATTACGAGCTGAATATTTGGTCTCGGTTCCCCAGCTGAATTACAGCAGCAAAGAAAGTTAATCAGACTCTCACATTTAGGATATCTTTCTTTTAACTCTTTTCTTTTCGCCGCCTTATCTTCTGCCTGGTCATACTCATCTGCTATAGATAAAGGGACTCCTTTCTTTTGCCATTCGGACAAACCTCCTGACATAATTTTCGATACGAACGGAATTCCGTATTTTCTTGTAGCCCGGACAATGTTGATCTCTGGTCTTCTCTCTTCGATTTCCACTCCATACTTTTCTGCAACATACTTCACATGATCTCTTGTTGCTTTCATTTCCAATCCTGTATTAAAAAATACATATTTGATTGGCGGTAACTCGAACATTGCTCTGGTCCGTTCAATCAGGTCAAGCATGATATCACTGTCTGATCCGCCCGAATATGAGCATATGGCATCCGGATGTTCTATTAATCTCTTCGCGATAATACTCTTGATTGCCTCAAATTTTGCCGGTGAATCAAAATCTGCATAATCCGGTCTGTCTGTATAAACCTTACTTACTCCGTTTTTCATCTTTTCAAAAGGAGCCGATGCATCATCACTCCGGCCGGAGCTCCGTCTCCTTTCGTTATGCTAAAAATCAAATACTATTTCCGGTGCCGGTATAAAATCAACACTGCATTCTTCTCTGTTGTCCAGCTCTATCCTCCGGACCGCCTTATTGATCTCTCTGGCATTGTCCTTGCAGTACACATAGCCATCCGGCGCATATAAGCTCTTCACTTTCCCGTTGATCCGGTCCAAAATCGTTTGATATGACATATGGTTCTTCCTGCCGGCCTCTCTTACCGACCTGTAGAAATCAACGATCTGTCCTTCTTCACTGATCTTCACGACCGAAGTTTCACAGCCGTTGCCTCTTCCAGTTAACTTACCAAGTTCACTTCTGGTAATGATTCCGATGTTATTCAATGCATCGTCTGTGATAATCCCGTTCTTGTGATAAGTTACCACTCCCGGAGACAATTCACCGATAAATGTAATCTGCATCAGTTTCATGACAACCTGTTCCTTGCAGTTCAATTTCACAACCCTGCGACCATTTGCAGTCTTGATATATGGGTGCAATGCTTTGTACCCACGTTTCAGTGCCCTACGAACATTGCCGAAA